ATAACATTGGGCAGACAATATATCTAGCAGAATCAGCTGCTCTTGGTTTTCTAGAAGCTTATATTATCAAAGAGATTGCATATCAGCCCAGTGGTAAGATTATTTATACACTGGCTACGTCGCTGAAGCAACCATCAGCAATTCAAACTATTGGCGACAGAGTAACTGGTCAGCGTGCCTTGCCAATTAAGTTTTATGAAGAAGACCTGATCGGATACGAGCAGGCACTTGATGTCTGTATTGCAAACTTGCAAAATCAACTAGCCGCTTTGCAACGTTTGCGACAAGGACTGACCTAATGATTGAGGCTCTTCAATCAGAGCAAGACTCTGGCACTGTCGATACGCCATTTGGCCCGAATATGGAATCGGGCATCGTATCACTCTTCTTAGACTTCCCAGAGTTATTTGTGCCGACATCCAAATTCATTACGATGGATTTGTTTACACGGCCAGAAGTGAAATATGTTGTTGGGTTCTTGAAGCAAGATTTCGAAAAGTTTGGGCTGCTACCGACGCGAGCACTATTGCATGATAGAATCGCCAAACTGCTCACCGCTGATGACCCACACCAAGAGATATTAGGTGTTGTCGATAGAACATCAGATCCGCGAGAAACGCCGTTTCTGCGACAATCGCTGCGTGATTGGTTAGAGCACAAATCATATGAGCAGCTTTATTCCGATGAAGCAATAGCTGCACATCAACGCGGAGATCATGAGTTTCTGCGAAAAATAGTCGATTCAGCATCTAGCATCAGTATGGTCGGCGACCAAGGATTTTGGTTCTTCGATCAAGTTGATGAGATATTTGTCGATACAGCGATAGAACACATCAGCACGGGATTTCCAGGATTAGATGCTAACTTAAATGAGGGTGGCCCGTCTCCCGGAGAAGTGCTTATCATATTAGCCCCGACCGGCGTTGGCAAGACGTTGACTTTAATCAACATGGCACATGCTGCAATGCTTGCTGGTCATAATGTCTTATTTGTGACTTTCGAGCTATCGACATACAAAACAGCCATACGACTTGCAAGCTGCATGGCTAAGACAGAAATTAGTGCTTTTACTCGTGCTAATATTGACACTTTACCACCAGAGCAGCAGCAGAGCATACGAGGCAATCAAACGCTTGTACGCAATAGGATTCAAGGTAAGAGAGGGAAATTTGGTGAGTTGGTCATATATGAGCGGCCACCAGATGAGTGTAGCGTAAATGACATCTATGGCATCATCGAAACTAATCGCAAGACTAAGGGATGGGCACCAAAAGTTGTAATACTTGATTATCTTGAATTGATGAATAGCCGCCACAGTCATAATAATGACGAAGGCGACTACACAAGACAAAAGAGCGTAGCGACAGAGATGCGTGGTCTAGCTAAGAATGAAAAAGTTTTAGTCTATTCCGCTACGCAGACCAATCGCAGCGGCGTCAAGAACGGCCAAGGCAAGGACGCTAAACCCGCTGAAACAGTACACATTGATCTGGATAAAGCTGCCGAGAGCTTCGGCAAGGCGATGCCAGTCGACTATGTTGTTAGCTTGAATCAGACTGAGGACGAATACAAGATGGAACCAGCAATAGTTAGGCTATGGATAGCTAAGAATCGCAATGGTCCGAAGTTTGTTCCTGTCACTACTAACGTATTTTATAAGAGAATGGAAATCATAGAAGTCCACTAACCAAAGAAACAATCATGTCAGAAGACGCTTTATTGGCCCGGTCGCTCACTTCCGTGGTCGAAATGATCCAGCCGAAAAAGGACAAGTATCAGATCACTCCAATTCTGGTCGGAAACGATTTCGTGGCGATTGCACCTATCGCGACCAAGAAGGAAAGCAGTATTATCGTGCCAGATGAAGAACCGACCATCGGAATCATCATCGGCATGGGTCCGCTTGTCCCAGCAGATATGCGCACTGCGTTTGTCGTCGGCAACGTTGTCAGATTCAATCCGAAGCAGTTTATCTGCAACTTGGACGGATTATATCCTGCCTACGGTAAGGCACGGATTGTACTGACCCGCTATATCAACATTTTGGCGGCTGTGCCCGGTGAGTCTGTGTACGTGGTCGGGCTCGATAAGGCAAAAGAATAGAGGCGATAATGCCGCGATATAACTACATATGTAGTGATTGTGTTGCTGCTCGTGAGAAGGAAGTGGGTAGACCGCTCACCGATGATGAGCAGTCCGAGATCGTCTTCGAGGTATCACACAGCATCGTATTTCCGCCGAAGAAAGAATTGCAAAAGCTGACGAAATGCCCATTGTGCGAAAGCCACGATACACACATCACTCTACTAGGAACGGATCAGAGTATTCGAATTCGTGGTGGTGATTGGCGTGAGTTCAGAAAGAAGAATGCCCGTGCTCTGCAGCGTGATATGGCATTACATCAGTTGCAAAATAATGATCCATATGGATATATGAGAACGCCGGACGATAAGGCTGAGCTTGTCGATAAACTTCGCACTGGCGGTAGAAGACAGACCGACAAGAAGCATTTCTTAACATAACAATGGCCCGAACTGATGATACTATCAGCTATTTCTGTGCATTGTTTGACAGAAAGATGCTACCGTTAGCTGCTGGGATACAGACGCCCAACAATACCAGTATCATCCCTCTATACCATTCTGGTGTTGGCAGGTCTATCTACGATATCGAGAAGTCGATAAAGAAACTATATCGATGGATGGAGTTGTCGCTATTACAAGATAGGGTTCTAGTTGTCAACGACTTTAAATCGGTGCTGCGTGGGTTCAAATTCGAGCTACCAAGAGAGCAGTTGAATGTATATGATGCTTTCGTGCCGATGCCGAAGATACAGGGCACATTTGAAGAGACATCATGTATTATCAACAATATTTTATCGGAGATGAAACACAGTCGCTTGCGGCTTTGGCAGAAAGTCGCTGGTAATGCTGCTATCGTTTATGAAAGCTTGGAGCGTCAAGGTATTCTGGTAGGCGGTATCCGTAAATTTCCGCAATGGACATATCGTACGGTAAGCGGCAGAAGTAAAAACACTGGATTCAATTTACAAGGAACATCTGCTAATGATAGCATATCAGATCCATACGGTAGCGACTCCGATTATTTTGTGAATTTCGATTGGAGAGCGGCAGATATACGGATAGCTGCAATACTGAGCGGCGATACACATCTTGATGAAATGTCGGCTGGAGCAGACCCATACCAACAGCTATCAGAGATGCTGCAAATACCACGCAAAGAATGTAAGATCATGCTGCTGCGTGCTATCAATTCTATCGACATAGATAACCCGCTATTTCAAATGTTTCCTAGTCTTCGCACATGGATGATTACCCAGAAACAGAAACTAGATGATGGGCAACCTATCGCTAGTATCCTAGGCAGAGAGTTCTATAACGCTGAGAAACCACGTTCTGCTTTCAACGCAACTATGCAGGGCTCAATAGCCCAAGCAATGCAAATCACAATTAGAAGAGTGTGGGAATCATATTATAGGCTCTTAGCTGAGACGCACGATTCTATAACCGTGGCATGTAGTAAGAATAATCTTAGGCCGACGATACGCGAGATATCTAACATAATGTGTAGGCCATTCTTCGGAGTGCTAGATAGCAATCCAGTATTCCCGGTCCGTGTGAATGTAGGGATGAAATGGTGTCAGTGGGAGCCTAAAATGTTATGCTTGGATGTAGATAAGTTTCGCCCCTGTTGATGTATTTGAGGCAGGTTATGGACGAACTAGAACAAGACTTGCCGATAGATTCGGAATCCGATCAGTCGGATCAGCTACCAAAGTGGTTCCAAGAGCATGTACCACTGGATCTAGCCACCAGCAATCTGTTCAAGTTCAAGGTTAAGCTGCAGAATGGCACAGTTTGTGAAGTAAATCTAGCACAAGATATCGATATCAACTTCGAGATACTCGAAGACCAGCACGAGCGCATACCTGCCCAGTATATCTATTGGGCGGCTATTTATAGTGAATTGCGAAGTGCTGTAGCACAATTAGAACTCAAAATCAAATCACGCCGCCATGCACTGGTGCGTAGGATTTTAGAGGAATTCAAGGTTAAAGGGACTAAGCTGACCGACAAGCAATTGAATGCTTTGGTCGATGGTGAAACTGGCTTGATTAAAAGCGAGGCTGAGCTTACCATCATACAGAGAAATTGTGGGAAAGTATATCACATGGTGGAAGCCATTAGGCTACGGTCAGAGCACAGCAGGTCGCTGGCTGGTTTCAAACGACAAGAAAAAGAACAATCTGGTAGACAAACCTAGGAGACTCACATGAGCAGTTACGATATTGAAGCAATCAGGGCTCAAGTTAGAGCCAAGATGAAGAAGAGCAGAGACCCAACCGAATTTCGTGCACCGAAAGTCGATGAGGGTAAGAGATCGGAAGAGCGTCGTGTA